AACTCCTATGTAGGGTGTGTGTCCGATACAGACACTTGAACAACCGACACCCATAATGTAACCCAACTCGTAGACATTGTCAAGTCGTGGGGTGGATCAAGCGTGAACTAACATTAGGTGAGGCCGCGACTCCACCGTACCCCGGGGACCCTTTTGAGGGTTTGGAGTCCCCCCGCACAAATACACTGAGCGCAACCCCCGCGGCTACTTCGCCACCTCACAACTAGACACTGCTCCGCGTGACTAGACATTCCCGATGTCCGAATTCGGACATTGCCCCACAGAAAGACCCCCCTACCTAAATAAAAAGCACCTGCCAAAATTTTGTGTAATAATTTCACATCGCCTCACGGCTGCGGACAACTTATGCAATTTCCAGTCATTGACACGGACATCCCCTATGCGGAATACCCGCCGACCTTCGAGGACCTGCAGGCTCGGATAGCCGCTGCTTTCAATAGCCTTGCGGAGATTGCCGATGATGTGCAGGTAACGGACTCTGATATCTCTGCGGCTCACGCCGTATTCACGGGTACCAAGGCTGCGACGGAAACGATGCTCTCCTCCCCGGGGACCATTGTGCATATCAAGGCGCTGCTGGACGAGTACGATAAGGTCGTCATTCAATCCGCTGCCCAACTGCGAACCTACGTAACCAACAAGTTGATTGTGGATTCGGCTAACCCCGACCCACGGATTAGGCTCAAGTGCTACGAACTGTTGGGCAAGATATCAGACGTTGGGCTGTTTACGGACAAGACTGAAATAACCATGCGGCACCGGCCTACGGAAGAACTGGAGCAGCTACTGCGTGAGCGTCTGATGAAGACTATCGACGCGGATATGTTTGCGATCACTCCCCCCGCGGACCCGTTTGAATGACCGACCGTACGGATATCCAGCGCCTGCTGGACAACCTCCCAAAGATGTCGCATCTGGACATGGCGAACACACTGGCCTTGCTGGATGAGTTGGAAGAGCGTAAGCGTACGATGCTGGCGCAGAGTGAGTTCCTTGCGTTCATTGCGGCAGTTGACCCTGCCTATAAGTTTGGTACGCACCTGAAACGATTGGGCGCGCTTCTGACGCAAGTTGAGTTGGGCGAGAAGGATCGAGTAGCCGTGTCGATGGCCCCCCGGTTTGGTAAGAGCCAGATGATTTCCATTTACTATCCTGCGTGGTACTTGGGTAAACACCCCGATCACAAGATGATCGTAGCCTCCCATACGGTTGACCTAGCTGTGGATATGGCGCGTAAGGTTCGTAACCTGATGCAAACCCCAGACTACAAACGGATATTTCCGGGCGTAGCTATTGCTGCCGATGCCAAGGCTGCAGGCAAGTGGAACACGACTAAAGGTGGAGAGGTTTACGCCACAGGCGTAGGTGGAGCATTGGCAGGCCGGGGGGCCGATCTGATTGTGGTGGACGATCCGATCTCCGAACAAGACATCAAGAGCGGAAACACAACATCCCTAGATGGCATCTACGAATGGTTTCGTGCAGGTTTGCGTACACGGCTTATGCCCGGGGGCAAGATTTGCATTTTGCACACTCGCTGGCACCAGCGGGACCTGATTGGGCGCTTGCTGAAGGACAGTTCGCTGAACGAAGATGGCGATCAGTACGATATGTTCGAGTTTCCGGCCATTTTGGAGACTCCAAACCCTCTGGCAGACCCAAACAACGCGGAATTTGACCCGGACGCCCCCGCTACCCTGCAGAAATCACTGTGGCCTGAGCAATGGAGCTTGGATTCCCTCCTGCGGACCAAGGCGTCGATGCCGTCATGGCAGTGGAACGCCCAATACCAGCAGAATCCGACCGCACAAGAAGCTGCGATCATCAAACGAGACCATATTAAGTGGTGGCCCCATGAGAAACCTCCTGCTGTGGACTACATTGTGCAGTCATTTGATACTGCGCTCACCACAAAAACCCGTTCTGACTACTCTGTGTGCCAAACATGGGGTGTATGGAAGAATGAAGAGGATATAGACAATGTAATCCTGCTAAATTGTGTAGTAGGTAAGTGGGAATTTCCTGAATTGAAGCAAATGGCCCTGCAGCAGGCCAAAGATTGGGAGCCCGATAGCATAATTGTCGAGGCTAAGGCCAGTGGTCAGCCCCTGATTGACGAAATGCGGCGCTCCGGCTTGTTTGTGCAGGACTACAGCCCCGGTAAGGGCCAAGATAAGATAGCAAGGCTGAATTCTGTCAGCGATATGTTTATGAGTGGTCAGGTATGGTTCCCGGAAACGGGATGGGCTACCAGCGTGGTAGAGGAGTTGTTGGCGTTCCCTAGCGGGGAGCATGATGACCAAGTGGATACCTTGACGCTGGCCCTCATTCGGATTCGCAAGGGCGGGCTCTTGCGGCTAACGTCCGACCACGGGGATAATTCAGACTTCCAAGCGGCGCGTAAAGCCACTTACTACTAACGAAAGATATTTATGGCAACCTCAAGTATGTCCCCTTCCCTAACACCTGCACCTATGGGGCTTGGGGCCATTATGGATACTCTCGAAAACACTGAACCGGATTTGGAAATCGAAATTGAGAACCCGGACCGGGTGACGTTGGCGGATGGTAGCGTAGAGATTACGTTGATTCCAGAGCCCACCAAGGGTGAGGACTTTGGGGATAACCTCGCTGAGTTCATGGATGAGGGCGAGTTGACTACCCTCGCAGGTGACCTGCTGGCTCTGGTGGATGCCGATATCAACTCCCGTAAGGACTGGGTTGACGCTTATGTGAAAGGCCTTGAGGTCTTGGGTATGAAGTACGACGAGCGTACAGAGCCTTGGAGTGGGGCGTGTGGCGTTTATTCCACAGTGCTGACAGAAGCGGCTATCCGGTTCCAAGCGGAGATGGTTACCGAGACGTTCCCTGCCGCAGGTCCGGTTAAAACTTCCATCGTGGGGGCATCGACCAAGGATACGGAAGCGGCAGCCGCCCGGGTTCAGGAGGACATGAACTACCAGATTCTGGAGAAGATGCCTGAGTATCGGCCAGAGCATGAGCGCATGCTGTTTAACCTCGGCCTGTCGGGTTCCGCCTTCAAGAAAGTGTACAACGACCCCTCGCTGCGTAGGCAAGTGGCTCTGTTCGTACCTGCAGAGGATGTGATTATTCCTTATGGCGCGTCGAGTTCGCAGACCGCAGAGCGGGTTACGCATGTCATGCGCAAGACCGAGAACGAGGTTCGCAAGCTGCAGGTAGCGGGGTTCTACCGGGATATTGAGCTTGGCGATCCAGTCCATATCACTACGGACGTTGAGAAGAAGAAAGCCGAAGAGCAGGGTTACAGTGTCACGGACGACGACCGGTTCCAGTTGCTTGAGATTCACGTTGACTGGGATATGCCCGGGTACGAGGATGAGGATGGCATTGCGCTGCCGTACGTGGTGACTATTGAGCGCGGCACCAGCGAAGTGCTGGCTATTCGCAGGAATTGGGAAGAAGACGATGTAACCAAGCTGAAACGTCAGCACTTCGTACAGTACACCTACATCCCCGGCTTCGGTGCTTATGGCTTTGGATTGGTTAACCTGATCGGCGGCTACGCCCGCGCAGGCACTTCCCTGATTCGTCAGTTGATTGACGCAGGTTCGCTGGCTAACTTGCCGGGTGGCCTGAAGGCTCGTGGCTTGCGTATTAAGGGTGATGACACCCCCATCGCTCCGGGCGAGTTCCGTGACGTGGATGTGGCTTCTGGGACCGTGCGTGACAACATCATGCCCCTGCCATACAAGGAGCCTAGCCAGACGCTGCTGGCCTTGTTGAACCAGATTACCGACGAAGCCCGCCGCTTGGGCGCTATCAGTGATATGAAGATCGCTGACATGTCAGGCAACGCCCCGGTAGGTACAACGCTGGCGCTGTTGGAGCGCACGCTGAAGACCATGAGTGCTGTGCAGGCCCGGGTTCATGCGTCCATGAAGCAAGAGTTCAAGCTGCTGGCTACGATCATTGGAGACAACGCTCCTGATGAGTATGAATACGACCCTGCTAAAGGCGACCGTAAAGCCAAGCGCGGCGACTACTCTATGGTGGAGGTTATCCCCGTCAGCGATCCCAACAGCACCACAATGGCGCAGCGGATCATGCAGTACCAAGCGGCTATTCAGTTGGCCCAAGGCGCTCCGCAGATTTATGACCTGCCTCAGTTGCACCGTCAGATGCTTGAAGTATTGGGTATCAAGAACGTTGAGAAGCTTGTGCCGGTTGACGATGACTTGAAGCCACGCGACCCGATCAGCGAGAACATGGCGTTCCTTAATGGTAAGCCAGTCAAGGCGTTCATCTACCAAGATCACGACGCGCATATCGCTGTCCACACAACGTTTATGAAAGACCCCATGATTGGGCAGACGATGGGCCAGAACCCAATGGCGCAGCAGATGATGGCGGCGACGATGGCGCATATCTCTGAGCACTTGGCCTTCGCATACCGCCGCAAGATTGAGGAGCAGATGGGCGTTACGATGCCCGCACCTGATTCAGAGTTGCCGGAGGACGTGGAAGTTCAACTGGCCCGCCTGACGGCTCAAGCCGCGACGCAACTACTGCAACTAAATATGGCACAAGCGCAACAGGCACAAGCGCAACAGGCGGCGCAAGACCCGATGATGCAACTCCAACAAGCCGAATTGCAACTCAAAGGCAAGGAAGTTGAGCTTAAGGGCCAGAAGATTCAGGGCGATCTGCAGATCAAGCAAGCGGAACTGCAACTCAAAGCGCAGGAAATGGCTAGCAAGCAGGGCGAGGACCCAGCGCTGGCTCAACAACGCCATGCTCAGACCATGCAGCAGACCCAGCAAGCCCACGAGCAACAGCTTACACATGCGCAGCAGGCGCAGCAACAGAAGATGGCCGCAGCAGTTCAGGCCAACCAACTCAAGCAGCAGCTAGCGGCACAGAAAGCTAGGACACCAACATGACTGAACTAGAAGTTTTGGAGAAGAAATTTAAGGCCCATGTGGAGTACATGGCGGACTCCCTTGCAAAGGGGAGTTGTAAAGACTTTGGGGAGTACCAAAGAATGTGCGGGGTTATCTACGGTCTTGGCCTCGCACTTACCGATCTACAAGACCTGCGTAAGAAAATGGAGCGATATGAAGCCGAATGAATTTTTAATAAGCCACACGGCAGACCCTAAAGGGCCGGTGTCTATATTGGCGGAAAACAATGAAGCCAAAGCCAAACAGATTCCCGACCCGGTTACATACCATATTCTGTGTATGCTTCCGGAGGCAAAGGAAGAGTATGAAGGCGGGATTTTAAAATCAGATCAAGCTAGACACCACGAAGAGTTGTTGTCCCCAGTACTGTTTGTAGCAAAACTCGGCCCTGACGCATTTAAAGATGAAAAACGTTTTCCCTCCGGACCCTCTTGCGCAGTGGGTGACTTTATTCTTGTACGCCCTAACACGGGCACTCGCATGAAGATTCACGGCACCGAGTGGCGAATCATCAACGACGACTCTGTAGAAGCAGTAGTTCAGGACCCCCGCGGTATTCAGCGCCCTTAAGGAGATATTATGAATAACATTACATCCCCCCGTACTGATGATGCCGGGATCGAGCAGGAGATCATCGCCAAGGGCTTGACCGCCCCGCGTGTGACGCCTGCTGACATCGAGGCGAACATCATCGACTGCCACTATTTCACCGCATGGGAAGGTGCGCAACTTGCGTACTGGGGTGATAGCGACCCGGAAAACCCGAAATCGGAAGAAGGCTCGCCAAAGAAAGACGGACCCTTAGGTCTCCTGACCTTCTGTGTTCTGGTCCTGCGCAATGGTTTCACCGTGACCGGCGAAAGTGCCTGCGCCTCCCCTGAGAACTTTGATGCCGAGATTGGCCGCAAGATTGCCCGTGAAAACGCTGTACAAAAAATCTGGCCGCTGATGGGCTATGTGCTGAAGCAAAAACTAGAGGAGAATAGATCGTGATCGAAAAAACTGAATTTGAATTCCCCGACGAAGTTGAATCCGTCAAACCCCGAGTTGGCGGTCGTGTAGTAACTCCTGAGCCTGAGCCAGAAGTTGAGATTGTTGACGATACTCCTGAGAAGGACCGTAATCGTAAGCCTATGGCCGAAGCGCCGGTAGACCCTACCGACGAGGAGCTAGACAGTTATTCTGATAGCGCCAAGAAGCGCATCAAGCACTTTACCAAGGGCTACCACGAAGAGCGTCGGGCTAAAGAATCCGCCCTGCGTGAGCGGGAAGAGGCGGTGCGTATTGCACAGACTATCGCGGAAGAGAACCGGCAGCTTAAGGGCTCCCTTAACCAAGGGCAGACCGCTTTATTGGAGCAGGCCAAGAAAGTAGTAGCCAACGAGTTGGACGCCGCCAAGCGAGCCTACAAGACTGCATATGAGGCCGGGGATTCTGATGCACTTGTAGACGCGCAAGAAAGCATGACTGCAGCGAAGTTAAAAGCGGAGCGAGTTAATAATTTTCGGCCTACCCCTGTACAAGCCGAAACTCCTGTGGTACAACCACAACAATTCGCTGCTAATCCTCCTGAAGATCGAAAAGCAGTAGAATGGCAGCGAGAGAATAGTTGGTTTGGGTCTGATGATGAGATGACTAGCTTTGCGCTTGGTTTGCACAACAAACTAATCAAAGACGGCATTGATCCACAGTCTGATACCTATTATGATCGAGTTAATTCTCGTGTACGACAAGTGTTCCCAGACAAGTTCGAGTCAGAAGGAACCGCTGATGCTCCATCTCAGCGTACACAAAAAAAGAACGTAGTGGCACCCGCAACCCGAAGTACTGCTCCCCGAAAGGTCGTACTAACGCAAACGCAAGTGTCTATCGCCAAAAGGCTTGGAGTTCCCTTGGAACTGTATGCCCGTAAGGTTGCTGACGAAATGAGGAAATGATTATGGCTGAAACTATTAGACAACCACGCGATTTGGAAACCCGAGCGAAAATGGAGCGCCCCACAAAATGGATGCCGCCCCAGCTACTGCCTGACCCTAACCCGGAACCCGGCTTTGCATTTCGTTGGATTCGGATCAGTACGTTGAATAATTCCGATCCGCTTAACGTCTCTTCAAAACTTCGTGAAGGTTGGGAACCTGTAAAGGCTTCAGATCATCCTGAAATTAGACTTATGTCTGGGCAATCTTCTCGATTCCCTGATTCGGTTGAAATTGGCGGTTTGTTGCTGTGCAAAACACCCGTGGAGTTTGTGGAACAACGCGATGCGTACTACCGCCAACAAGCGGACGCTCAAATGAATTCCGTAGATAACACTTATATGCGTGAAAATGACCCACGGATGCCTATGTTCAAAGAACGTAAGTCCCAAGTCACTTTCGGTAAAGGTACTTAATTTAGGAGTCTAAGATGGCTTACCCCACCGTTGATGCCCCCTACGGGCTAAAGCCGGTCAATCTGATCGGCGGTCAAGTTTTTGCGGGTTCTACCCGTGAGTACCCAATTCAGTATGGCTACGCCACTGATATTGGTTATGGCGATTTTGTTGCGTTGAACCGCGGCAATACCGTACGTTTATCGGTCACCGCTGCAGGCGCAAGTGGTCTGGTCGGTGTGTTTCTCGGTTGTTCGTACACGAACCCGTTGACCAAGCAGAAGTTCTTCTCGCAGTACTGGCCGGCAGGTACGTTGGCGGGTGACGCAGTAGCTATTGTTACTGATGATCCTGACACCGTGTTCAAAGGCGTTGTTTGTTCGGCTACTACCGTTATTGGCGCTGCTAATACCGCACTGATCGGCCAAAACATTCAGATGATTAACAACGCTGTTAATCTGAACAACGGCAACTCCACGAACGCTATTGCCGCTGTTGTTGGTGCAGGCGCTCCCGCTATCACAGGTACTTTCCCCCTGCGGGTTTTGGACGTGGTTCGTGAGACGGCTACGGCTGTTTCGGCAGTTGGCTCTTCTTCCGGCACCGCAATTACGCTGACAGGCACAGGCCTTCCAAGCGCGATTCTGGCAGGCTCTGATGTAGCCTACATTGCGGCTAACGGTCAGTTTGTGGAGACCGGTTCGTACGTGCAAGCCAATACGGCTGCAGGTGCTACCACTGTCAACATCAACTTGGCAATCGCCGTTCCCGGCAGCATCGTTGCAATCCCAGCAGGCTCAACCATTGTATTTACTCAGTACTCAGAGATTTTGGTGAAAATCAATCACTCTCAGCACCAGTATTACATTGGCGCAGCAGTCGCTTAATAAGGAGCTAAATCATGGCTATTTCACGCGCACAACTACTTAAAGAACTGCTCCCCGGTCTGAACGCCTTGTTCGGTCTGGAATATGCGAAGTACGGCGAAGAGCACAAGGAAATCTACGAGGTTGAGTCCTCAGAGCGTTCCTTTGAAGAAGAGACCAAACTCTCTGGCTTCTCCGCCGCTCCAGTGAAGAACGAGGGTTCTGCTATTGCTTATGACAATGCGCAGGAAGCTTGGACCGCACGATACAACCACGAAACCATCGCAATGGGCTTCAGTATCACTGAAGAGGCAGTTGAGGACAATCTGTACGATAGTCTCTCAGCCCGCTACACCAAGGCTCTGGCCCGTGGCATGGCATACACAAAGCAAGTAAAGGCTGCAACGGTCTTGAACAATGCGTTTAGCTCCGCAGTCACTTACGGTGATGGCGTGTCTTTGTGTTCTACAGCGCACCCACTGGTCTCCGGTGGCACCAACAGCAACCGTCCTTCAGTCGCCGCCGACTTGAACGAAACCTCTTTGGAAAATGCCGTGATCCAGATCGCTGCATGGACTGATGAGCGTGGCTTGCTGATCGCTGCTAAGCCGAAGAAGCTGGTCGTTCCCCCTGCTTTGATGTTCGTGGCGACTCGTTTGCTCGAAACGGAACAGCGCGTTGGAACTTCTGACAATGATGTCAATGCCTTGAAGAACAATGGTTCTATCCCCGGTGGTTACACCGTGAACCACTTCTTGACTGACACCAACGGCTGGTTCCTGTTGACGGACGTGCCGAACGGTCTGAAGCACTTTGTGCGCTCGCCATTGCAGAACTCCATGGATGGAGACTTCGATACCGGTAACGTACGCTATAAAGCACGTGAGCGATACAGCTTCGGGGTCAGTGACCCT